CCGCAGCCACGCCTGTGCAGTTAATGCGTTGGCAGATGGGAACACCATGGCTTGGTTTTGCCAGCTCAACAACATAGTCAACATACAGTTCACCTATCAAAGATGCGGCTCCATATGATGATGAGACCACTAATTGTCCAAAATCATATGTCTTCAAATCGACATCTGCAATAGCACCTTGTCTGCAGAATCTCCACACGTTGTCACACTCCACCGAGAGTTGGAAGGAGTTGAAACTGTTAGATTCCACATTTGGTGTGGTTTGGGCATGCTCATACTTACTAGTGGGCAATGCATCAAGAGTGTCATAATCAAATGACATCATTACCACACCAGCGGTGGTTGTTGGACAAACCGAGCGATACTCAAAGACCAGCCGCTTGAAGCGGTACTTGTCATAACTACGCGCAAGCTGCGAACACCAGGGAAACACCGACCCAAGGGCCGGGTTAATCTGGAAATTGTTTGCAACAAATGTTGTTGATCCAGTAAAACTGGATATCAACCCTCTATGAGAGAGGATAACACTACCATCTTTACCCGCACGAGATTGTGGTTTCATTGTCTTACTGGTAGTGACGAATGCAGCAGGCATGTAGCCCACTGTAGACGAGGAATTTTTGCCACTCGCTAGTGGCATGGGATTCATAATTGGGGTAGCTTTCGCTTTTGCTGGAACAGGCGGTGTAACTCGCAAGCTAGACTCTGTTCTTCGATTGTTTTTCTTAGGCATGGATTTGCTTTTGTTGTGATACGATATATCAAGGGCTCGAACCATAGCTTGTGCCCCAACAGCGATACCAGCCACCACACTTTTGGGGAACCCAAGCTTAATTGCTTCCAAGGCAAACTTTTTGTCAGCCTCGTAAAGTGTGGTCGGTTCAGTACTGGTGGCATACACAGCGTCATGGTTTTTACACAACTGGTCCAATGCATCAACTGCTGGTCTGCCAAAGGCGACACTCAGTTGTTGCTTTCCATCCGACCAGTTGGGGCCACAATAATATCCGTGATACTTCATTAAAAAGGTGCAGAGTTGATATTTGATAAGTTATCAACGGTCTCGATCACCCAACCTTGCATCTTTTTGTTGGCATAGTATTCTTCTAAAGACACTTGTTCATCCGGTGTGATGCCAAATGCCTTATAGAACGAATACCGAGCCTCACATGTAACATCCTTTGCCTTAGACTCCAACCCAATGGACATGAAATACATGCCACTCTGCATACCAACTGCTTCTCGCATTCGTGACTTTAGGCCGTTCCGCATCATGTACCTATAAAACTCTTGGAACACGGGAATGCCACTAGTTAGGGCAAGTCCGCACTCTCCAACAGCCATAAGCCACTTCCTCCAGTCACTCTCGCAGTTAATACGCAACAAACACATTGTATCTTTCTCCCTAGCAGCATAGAAGTTACGAACCATCCGGTACGTACTTCCATCACTAACAGGGTGCATTTGACAAAACTCTATGTGTTCGAAACAGGTCACAGCTGGTTCAACAACCATACGAAAGCCTAGACTGAGAAACCATTCGCTCAGTCCTCTACTCCAATTCTCCAGATCAGTCTGTTCCATGATGACAACACAGTCATCGCCATTATTGGCAAGTTCAATTTTGACTGATCGCTCCTCAGACCACGAATAAACCATAGCACACATTATCAAACAGTTACCCAAGGCTGTGTTCATATCCCCACTAAACCTACGGCCTGCAACTTTGTATGATAGCTTACCATCATCCGCGAATCCCTTTCCAGCGTTCAACAGCTGAAATGATAGAAGTCGAGACAACTCCTTGTCTCCACCAAACATTTCAATGTAAACGCTGTGTTCCCACTTTAACATGCCGACACTCACGTGCATGTCAAATTTCGTAGCATCGAGACCAACTGCTACTGGTTGGGAAAATTTTTCCCACTTTGCCCTCAACGCCATGCCCATATCCATAACGTTGAGTCCCTTGAACACAATCGGAGTCTCACTTCCAAATGTTGCTTGTATCTTCCGATACACCCTGTGTTCAACGGGTTTAAGATACACCCCCAATGCTAGGTTGTAGATAGGTTTCCTAGGCTGGATGCACCTTGGTGCTTTAGTGGGGTTCACTTTCTCCATCTTCACAAACATGATTGACTCAGCATCCCTACGGGATACCCCATAGATATGATAGTCCCTCTCGGCCGCTTCGTAGATGGACCGTTTTCGACCCGAGTACATCAACACAAATTCATTTGTGGCGACAGGGGTGGAACCTCGGCCCAACATCCGTAGTAGCTTTGATCGAAAACGACTAAGCGTTTTAAACACGTGTGTGGTTGAAGGTGTTGGTGGAGAAACGAAAATCCCATCCACACTACAATAATACATACGCTCCAACAAAGCGCATGCCATAGTGTTGATGGAGGAATCATTTACACAAAGGGTGCGATCCCGGGGGCCGATTCCTTCAGCAATGTATACCCCACGGTCCCTCTGAACCCCGCGTATGCTATGTTTCAGCCTTAAACAGGGGTGAGTCAACTTGGAGTGATGACTCACTGCTGGAACATAGCACACGCGGGTTCAATCACAAACCAACGGTTTGTGACTGTCAACCCCATCCATCCAATTCAGGAGGCGATCCCATAGAGATAGTGATTGGTTTCGCCGAGTTCGAATGAATCGGGTTCGCGCCAACCGTGCTGCGTCTAGTTCCCACACATCCGGTGTGAATACCAACTCAACAACGTTTGGCAAAATGGTGCGAGCATGAGTGGCTCGCACCCCGTGGGCATTCATTATTTGCACGATGTACCTCTGCACGCACTTTCTATTGGCAACAGTATCCGCAGGTGTTCCAAACTTGACTTTGCATTCCGCAACCAAGATTTGGATAAAAGGAAGTTTCCTACCTTTTCTCACCATGCGATGGTTGTCAACAGTAATGACGGCTTCCGCACAAGAATACCTAACTGTTTCTAGAGATGGAGGTACAACACCCATCCCCAAGCTGGGTTTAGAGTCCCCAGCAGACTCTACACACTGATTTGCATCAGTGTGTAGTGGCTGGATATCCGGCAGCCTCACCGGTGGAGGGACACCTACACTCCCCCCTGTGTCCTTGGATGCGGCATTCACCAAATTCTCTACCAATAGAGTATCGGGGATACCGTCCAGCATAACTCGGGCACCAGATTCGGTGCCCCACGTACTACGCAGCTCGGTGGTCCAAACCAATCGAGAGGTATATGGGTAGTACGTGCCCGTCAAAGCCATTGATGCTGCGAATGGTTGCTTGCTGCCTCGACACTGTCTTAACGCCGACATGGCGAGTTGTTTCTGAAGACTGTTGTTTTC